CAGACGATAGTAATAATCCGCAAATTATGCGATTTACTAGAGCTGATGAGGTAAATTTATTTGCTCAGGTAGTAATTGATACAAATAATACTTTTGAAAATGACGGTATCGATAAAGTGAAAAACGCTTTAGTGCAATATATTGGTGGCGCTGATACAGAAAGTCAATTATACGCCGGTTTAAATATGGGAGAAAAAGTCGTTTTAGCGAAAGGTATGTTTGCCATTTTACAAGTGCCCGGTGTGACTGATGTGAGCTTGCAACTGAGTACAGATGGAATAAATTTCGTTGAGGATAATATCGTTTTAACGATTGCTCAGGTTGCTCAAATTGATGCAACTAATATTGAGGTGACGATCAATGTTTGAACATAAAACAATTCTCTCTCGTTTTGTTGATCATTTTAAAAAAGACAGCACAAGTAACATTGCAAAATTAATGCGTATATTCAGCGAACAAATGTTAGCCCTTCAACAAACAATTGATCGTGCAGGTGATTGGCGAGATATCGATAGCGCTGAAGGAAAGGTACTTGATGATATTGGGACCAATGTGAATCAGCCACGAGGTAAAGCAAATGATGAAGTATATCGGATTTTATTAAAATCTAAAATCGCTCGTAACTTATCTGATGGAAGTATTAATACACTGATTCGTGTATTATCCACCGCTTTATCAGTTCCACCTACTGAAATGCGTATCGTTGAAAAATGGCATGATGAAATCGAGCCAGAACCAGCAGCACTAAAATTAATTGAATTACCTCTAAAAAAACTTAACGAAGCTGGTATGGACCCAGTAAACTTCGTGCGAATTGTACAAAAAACGGTTGCAGCTGGTGTCAAAGTTCAAGCTCTCGAATTATCAGGCACATTCGAATTTGGTGATATAACAAGCCCGATTGATAACCAAAAAGGATTTGGCGATGTAAACGATGCATCAATTGGCGGTTATTTAGGGGCGGTTTATACACCAGCATACGACAATGAGTTACCTATCTAAAGGAGTGATATAAATGCCAGAACAAATACCAATTTGGCGAAATGAAGGTATAGAACCACCAGAAAGTTTGAAGGATTCTGGTTGGGAACCAGGAATGAAGCCGTCGGCGCAACATATGAACTGGTTATTTAATCAGTTGGCTGTTTTAGCGGCAAATGCAGGTACAACAGTTGAAGATTTACTTACAAGTACATCGATTGAAAATGCCTTAAGTGCTAATCAAGGGCGAGTCCTTAATAACAATTTGATAACGCTAGATAACAAAGTTACTACGCATTTGGACGATGATGTGGCACATAATCGGTATGGAGTTGCTACTGGGACTAATGCTCTTGTAGTTACTTTATCACCTGCGCCAACTGCTTTAATTGCTGGAATGTCTTTAAGGTTTAAAAATACTACCGCAAATACAGGAGCAGTAACTCTAAATATAAACGGTTTGGGTGCAAAACCTATCGTTAAAAACGGAGGAACTGCTCTTTCTTCTGGAAATTTAAAAGCAGGTGGAGTGTACACAGTAGCATACGATGATACAAATTTTATCTTACAGGGTGAAGGGGGTGGTGCGGTTATAAAGTCCGTTCAACGCGGATACGCTGTTATACCTAGTACTGGTACAAGTGTTGATATGAGTCTAAATCCAGTCGATAGAAGCAAGACGATAGTTAACATATCTTATGAAACAAGGGCTGATAGAGGTGGGGCAGTTCTCCCAAGAGCGCAACTTACAGCAGATAATGTATTAACTATAGACAGAGGTTTAAGTGACACATACAATGTGACCGTTGTGTTTGAGGTTATAGAATTTGAAAACGTCAAGGTACAAAGTGGTACTACTATTATTTATAACGGGGCTAGTACAAGTTCACCGTCTATTAATACAGTAGATTTAGCTAAAAGTATGTTATTTTTCAGTTATACGTCACAATATAGCGGAAGTTCTTATGGTCAATATATAGTCAGGGGTGAATTGAAAAAAGGCGATATATCATTTGCTAGATGGGGGACTAATGATACTGCCACTATATCGTATTTTGTATTAGAGCTTATATAAAATATCTGGAGGAGATGACAACAATTGAATAGATATATAGTTTTAGATAACAACAACAAAATAGTGTCAATACGTTATGGTTATGAAATATTAGAAAAAGAAATAGAATCGGAAGCAGGAGAAATTGGGCAAATTAAACAGTCAGATGGCACTTTTGTGACTCCTGAACATGGTGTAGTTGAACCGTTTGCATCAATTGAGGAAAAAATTTTAGCAGAAAATCAATATCAAACAGCATTACTAGAAATGCAGATGTTAGGAGGAACTTTATAATGAAACCTTACGATCTATGGAAAAAGATGATTAATGCAAAAGTATATTCGAAGGATGCTGTGAGCACTCGTGTTAATACTGTATTTGCAGTAGGGCAATTAACACCAGATGAATACTCAGAGTTGATTCAATTGATTGAAGAAAAATATCCTGAAGCTGCGTAAATGTTCCAAAATGATG